TGCTGAACTGGCCGGGCGTGGCCGGGCAGCGCGCAAGGGCAGATGACTCCAGAATGGCAGAATTGACCGAAAGACACCGGAAAGCAGCAAAGATCAGGCACTTACACGGTTTTCAGACGACGCGGGGAGGTTTCGGAAGATTTCTGGCAGAAGTGGCCAAATTGAAATGGTTTGTACCCCAAAACCGTCCTTTTTAACCACCGCGCCGGCAAATAAAAGCGCGCCCTGGGGCAGCCAGAGCGCGGCGTAAAGGGTTTTAGGGGGTTACTTGGCTTTTGCTTTCGCCCACCGCGCCATGACGGCCTTGCGGGCTTGTTCGCTCGTCACCTTGCGGGCTTTGGCGGCTCCGGTCCCGGCTTTGCCACCGAGGCGACCGAGGGCGACGGCGGCGGGGTTTTTATTGGGCTGTTTCATGCGGTCGATTCTGCGGGGCTTAGGCGACGAGGCGGCGGAAGGCTGCGTTGATTTTTGCGCGATCGGAGACTGTGAGCGCGGCGAAATCATCATGCTTGTTGACGAGCGCCGCCGCGCTTACGCGCTGCCATTGCTGGAGGTAAATCGAGAAATAGCTGATAGTGCCATCTTTGTGGATGGTGATTTCTTGGTGCGGCTTGATGGTCGGATTCATATGATTTTGATGTTTTTCAGTGAGTTGGTCACTGTCTGCTCAAACAATACAGCAACCGCTTGCCGAATGCAACAACTATTTTCAATTAGACCGACCTTAACGGAGCGTTAACGGCGGGTTAAGATCCCTCAAAACGGCATGCCGACTTCCTGGTCGACCGACGATCCGAGCTCCGGATCCAGGGTGCATGCCGCGTCGAGCTCCGGATCGCCATTTGACTGCGCAACTCGCGTTCCACGGCACACGGCACAGGTGCATGGCAGGCTGGCCCGGAGGCGCATGTCGTGGATGGTGTCGCCGGCCTGCCCGCGCTTGGTATTGAGCCGAGCGGCCAGGGTGAAACGCACCTGGCGCAACTGGCCGGCATCCAGGTCCATCAGGGTGAGCGCCCTGGTCGGGCGATCCACGCGGCGATAGCGCGTTTTTGCCTCCATGATTTCCGTCAGATAGCCGCGAACGTCCTCCACATAGAGCTCCAGGCACGGGATCAAGTCCGTGAGGATATGGTGGCGCAAGATGCGGCACTCATTGCGCTCGGGCTCCACGGTCTCCAGGGCGGCGGGCAGACTGGATCCGCGCAAGACGATCAGCTCATTCAGCACCTTGGTGAAGCCGGCGGTGCGGTCCACCAGCGTCAGGGAGTCGAAGCCACACCGTTTCAAAAAATCCTTCCGGCAAGCGTCGATCTGGGCGGCCGTCATGCCGGCTTCCCGCGTCCAGGACATGGCTTTGCATGTGGTAGACCACTCTCGCCAGAAGCGTTGGACCTGGGCGGGGGAAAGATTCATTTGAACGGGAGAAAAATCATCCCCTTGCACCGCTTGGCAACGGTGTCCTTGTGGGTGTCGCAATAGCGCAGGCCGCGACGCGGGCCGGAGCGCTCGCCCTGCCACTCGGCCGGGGCATTGCAGCGCTGCTGACGGCCAGCGGGGTCGCGCTCCAGGTATTCGCACCCGTCCGAATCGGCCGGTGCGATCGCCGGGCGCTCGCTCACGGTGTCCAGCGGATGAGGCATTCCCAGGTCCGGCCCATAGCGCATCCACATGCGATCGGCCGAGACCCGGCGGCCATCTGTCAGCCATCCATCCTGGCGCACGCGCTGGCTGAAGCTGGCCAGGAACCGCTGCTCCCATTCGGAGATCGTCAAGGGATTCTGGCCCATTTGATCGGCCACGAGTTTGGCCAGGAAAAGCTGATATTGCTGGTCAGCAATCATAGGTCTTTGGAGGTGATTACAATGCCGAAAAAAGGCAATCCATGCTCGGCTTTGAACCAGTCAAATAACTCACGGAGCGAACCAAATCCATCGGCTTTTGCAAATCCATCCCAACCGTTGATGCCCCACCAGTCTTGCCGAAGTGCGGTCGCGCCTTTGACTGCGAAATGATGCGTCCCCCAAATGTCACCATGGATCTCAATCGTTTCAACCGCTATGATCTGGACCTTGGCCAGCTCCTGCTGCAGGCTCCAATACGGGCGCCCGGTCCATTCGCGCCAGCTCTCCCGGTCCCCGATCTGCGGCATGCGTTTGGGTACCGGCCGGATCGTCTGGCGTTTCGCGCCGCTCTTGACAAGCGGCGCGAAACGCGGTTGGAACATCCTTACTCTCATAAGCTCACTTCGGGTCCAGCCCATGTTCTTCGATATAATCCAGTATCCGTTCCATATCGGGATATCCACGAATCGTGCGATCCTTCGAGCGCTCGAAGGCCAGCATACCCTTATATGCCTCACGCAAACCCTCAATCACTTCGGCGCGATTGATCGGCTTGCCTTCCACGTCCGTGATCGGTGGCCGGCCACCCATTGCGCTAACGCTTTTCGGTTGAAGCGTGGCCTGCCAGATCCGATGGCCTGGTGCCGTCTCCTTGAGTGAGATCCGAGTCTCCAATTCGTCAACATCGGAATTGGGTTCAACGAGTTGATGGAAAGTCTCCACCGCGCATCGGCGCGCCCCTTCCTCAATGGCCAGTGTGCTACTCCGTTGGATGCCCAACCATTCGCTATAGTTCAGGCGCCCATTATTTGGCATGGCATATGAGCGGAACGATCGGTGCACTGCCGAAAAGCTGTTTGACTGCTTGATGATGATCTTGATCATGCGAATTTAAATTGGAGCTGATAGGGGGCAATTTTATAGACCAGTTCCCAGGCTGTGTTGCAGACGACCAGGATGCGATTCTGCTGGCGCATCCAGTCGAGCGTGTCGTGGATCTGAAATGGCGCCGGCTCAAGCAGTGGGTATTTCTTGGCCAATGCCATGCGGATGAGGCTGGAGGTGAAAACGCCCTTCCAGCGATAAACCAGGCGGCGAACTGCACCGGCCACGCCGCCCAGTTTAAAAATGAGAAATTCCAATTGGCGAAAGCGCTTCATTTTGATTTTTTCCAGAGGTCGAAATGGGCTTTGATCATCGACAAGGCGGCCAGGTATTCCTTTGAATGGTTGTTTTCGCCGTGGGTGGTTTTGAGCTTAGCCACAAACTCTTCGATGGATCCGAAAAAACAGCCAGTGCGGAGCCTGATGCCTTGCTTAGTGGAGAATGCGAACAAGGTGCGCTGATCGCTGCCAATCGGCCCCATGGCGAAAAACGGTCGCTCGTTGTCATCTATGAGTTCTCCATTGTCGAGCTTCCCTCCCTTGAGGTCAGCGCCCGTGAGGTCAGCGCCCGTGAGGTCAGCGCCCGTGAGGTCAGCGCCCTTGAGGTAAGCGCCCGTGAGGTCAGCGCCCTTGAGGTCAGCGCCCTTGAGGTCAGCGCCCGTGAGGTCAGCGCCCGTGAGGTCAGCGCCCGTGAGGTAAGCGCCCGTGAGGTAAGCGCCCGTGAGGCAAGCGCCCTTGAGGTCAGCGCCCGTGAGGCAAGCGCCCTTGAGGTCAGCGCCCGTGAGGCAAGCGCCCTTGAGGTCAGCGCCGTTTTTCACTGCCAATTCAACAGCAATTTTTACGGCCTCTGCCTCTACCGACAATAAAATTTTTCCGGACCACCAGTGTTTGATCTCAATTTTCACGCGGGCACCTCCGAATCCGTCAAATTCGGTTCCACAAAAAATGCCTCCGCCTGGGTGACTTTGAGCCCACAGCGCGGCAGCACAGCCTGGATGGCTTCCTCATCCCGCTGGCCGATGATGGCCTCTTTGTCGATCTCGGGCCGTGAACGGATGAAGTTAGGCAGGAACCGGCCCACGAGATCCGTGGCTGTATCCCAGGTGAACGCACGGCTGAGTAATGCCAGCTTGGGGGTGCTCGTGCGGAAACCCAGCGAGCCGGTCAAAAAGTCAATCGACTTGCGGCCTTTTGCAAACTCTTGCGGATTCGCTTCAGCCCATGCTTCCAGGATAATAGTTTTGGCCTTGAGTTCGGCATCGCACTGCGCCAGACCGGGAGCAGCTTCCTCCTGGGCCTTGAGGACGGCCGCATCCAGGCGCGCAGTCAGTTTCCGTTTATTGTTGGCAATGTTGGCGATTTCGTTCATGACCGCTTCAGCCTCATCGCGCGAGGCCAGCAGTGTGACAGTGTTCTTGATTCGATTTTTGGACATGTTTTTTTTCTTGGTTGAGGGTTTACAAACGGACCGCCTCGTCAAACGAGGTGGTCAAACAATGGGGACTAAGGCCGCCCAACATGGTGAGGTAGATTGCCTCGCCATTTTTGAGCCGTTCGAGATCTGTTGGGGATGGCAGCCACGCGACCGTGGCGAAATCAATGCCATCAAGGTTGCCGCCCTGGATTGTGCCGCGATAGGCTGCGATTGCGCTCACTTGCGTTTCATCCATGCCTGCCGGCGCGCCATAACGGCAATTCGCCTGGGGAAAAGTGGTTGGACTCATAGAAGCAAAAGGGCAAATGCCGTCGCGAGAACGATCGCCAGGGCGATCGTGTCCTCGATCCACTCGCGCGGAGATCCCAGCGTGGCCAGTGTGCCGATCGGCCGGTGGAAGATGGCTTTCATTGCCGTTGCGTGATGGTCAGGAGCTTGAGGCGCGTCTCAATGGCAGCAGCCAACGTCAGCGCTTCGCGAAAACAGCCATCCTGAGCCAGATCCACCAGCGCATGCAGCGCGATGGCCAGCGCCGGATCATGAATTGCCACGTGAAAGAATGGCGTTGGCAATTTCTCCACCAGGCGGTCCTGGGACGATTGGGATTGGGGTGAGAGCGTGGCGTTCATGCGACCCCCATTTTTGCCCGCCGCGCACGCTGACGATCCAGCTCCTGGCGACGGCGGAAATTTTTGATGGCCATCTGATTGATGGCATTGAACATGGCGCTGATGCTCCGATCCGTGCGCCGGATCGCGCGTGTGACTTGTTCCTCCTCCAGCATCCAGGCGGGGACATTGACGAGGTTATTGGGCGGGTTAAACATAGCTTTATCCGCGGTTAATGGGTTGCAGCGTCACGCTGCTCAGTTGAGGTTGTAGTTGCGCACCAGCATGGTGTGCGCGGCCCGGAACGCCGCCACGTAAGTCAGTTTGGGATTGCCCGACTTCACCTCCACGGCCACCTTGAGCTGCTTGTGCACGCTCCGGTAATGCCCATGCTCCCGAGCGACCTGCTCGCACAAGTCCAGCAGCTCATCCATTTCGCCATTCGCCTTGGGCACGAGCTGAGTGACCAGGTGCTTGAGCAGCGGCCGGTCAATCACCATGCGTCCCTGGTCGTCCTGTTTCTTGATCTCGAACCGCAGACCCACGCGGCTGAAAATTTGCGGGTCGGATTCGATCTTGTTCAGCAGATCATACGTGCCGGCCAGCGCCAGCGGACATTGCGTGGCGTCATGGAAATGGACCCACCACAGCAGCGCCGTGTAGTGCAAAAAATGCGCGTCATCCACCACGAGCAACCGCTCCGAACCCCGGAACCGTTTCACTGCATGCACCGCGCGCGGCGTGCGGCCGTCGTAACCCGTCTGGCCGGCCTTCTCGAACATGAAGTTTTGCGCCGCCCCTTTGGCCGTGGTCCACGAGTAGCATTGATACAGAATTGCGGTCGGATTCTCCTTGCAATAATGCTCAATGCCCCGCGACTTGCCCCCGCCACTCTCGTCCAGGATCACGCCGATATCGCTCGTCTTGCGGATGTATTCCAGGGCCACCCGCGTCTGGTCCACCTCATCGCACTTGGCGGTCTCCACGCCGCTGGCGCGCCGGCGCGCCTCATTATTGAGCAGATCGTCAATCTTACGCTCCAGGGCATTGACATCGCCGGGATAGATACAGCCAGCATCATTGAGATATTGGCTCACCACGGCCGCGCTCACGCCCAGGCGCCGGGCAATGACATTATTGCTCCAGCCGGGCTGTTCGCGCAGATTGATCAGGGTTTGGCGCAGCAGCTTGTCGCAAGTCGATACCTTGCGATCCTCAGTGGCACTGGGCATCTCGCGCTCTTCAGGTTCAGGGTGTGATAACATATTTAATCCTCCGGCGGTTACGGCCGCATTACGCGGCCAGGTTGCGCAGCGCCTCGCGGGCAATGGCGGCATCGTCATTGCGGCGCTGCTTTTGTTTTTCGGTCGCTAACTTCTCGCCCCGGACCGCCATTTGATGGGCGGCCACGGGCGAAGAAAGAACTTGGCCGCCATTCCCCATGGGATTGGAGACCGTCACAAAATCATTGCGGGCTTCGGCTACTTGCTGGTTATGCGCCCGCATGGCAGTCAACTCGCGCACCTCGCCGGCCGCCAGTTGCGCCTCGCGCACCTTCGCATCATTGAGCGCCGATGCGCTCAGTCGGATCGCCGCTGACAGCGCCTCGCGATCGTCGTGCCGGACCAGGCCGCGACGCAGCCAGGTGCCCAGGATGCCGCCCCGGCCGTCGGTCAGGGTGAGGAAGCGCGGATCATCTGGATTGAAGTAACACAGGCACGTCGTCTCCGGAGGCAGCGCGAAATCGGGCGCCGGCGGCGCAAACCGCAAAATCTTGCCCTCGTGCGTGAACTCAATCTCTCCGTTCTGCTCCACCGGCCGGCGACGCTGGGTGTGCTCGTAGAATGACACCATCACCTCCGGCGCCACGCGGGACCATTCGCCAGGATATTGCTGCACCAGCTTGGCCGCGCGCTCCAGCGGCGTCTCCATGCGCGCCCGCACGCGCGGTTGGGAATCGTCAGCCGAGCTCTCGCGAGTCGCGGCCACGGTTGTGGCCGGCACCCAGTTGGTGCCGTCGAACATCTCCACCACGCGCTCAAAGCCCTCGCACGTGTGATCCGTGCGCTGATTCTGCTGGCGAAACATCTCAAACAACTTCTCGCGCGCCTGGGGAATGGTCAGCACCGGATAAATCAGATGTTCCCGATCCTCCGGACGATGATTCCGCCAGATATCAATGGCCTCGCGCTCGCGGTCGATCAGTTCAGCGGGCCGGTGGCCGTAGGTCATGCCGATCTGCCCAGGGAAACAGCTCGTCATCATGTGCTGCAGCCGGTTCAAACTTTCCAGCATGGCCTTGGCCTTGGAATTGCCCACGCGCTTTTCCAAATAGCCCGTGGCGTTGCGGCCACCGATCATGCTCGCCATGCGGAACGTGATCCGATCGCCCAGCATTTCCGCCAGCGCCGCGCGCACCGCCTCGCTCAGCGTGGCCGTGCCATTCTCCAGCAGCCATTCCATGGCCCAGGGCGGAAGGCCGTACGTCTCCAGCAGCCAGCCACAGAGCTGCTTCATGTCTTGCAGCTTCAGATGTTCCTGACTGCCGTCATCGCGCGCCAGGGCCGGCCGCATGCCAAAGCCCAGCAGCATCGTGGTGGCCACGTCACGCGCCACCAGGAGCCACAGATCGCAGATCTGGCCGCGCACGGTGTCGATGACCCGGAAATCGCATCGCACGTCGTCGAACTGGCACAGCTCCAAAAACCGCAGACCTTCGCGCGTGCCATGGACTTGCGGCAGATAATCCCGCGCCGATGCTGCGCCGTGATGCCGCAGTGCCTTCACTGCCCTGGTAAACTTGGCCCGTGCCTTGAGTTGTCGGCGGATATTCGACGAGCTCCAACCAGCCGGCTCCAGGTTCACGGTGCGCGTCTCCCAGCCATCGGCATAGCCGGGAATTGCGTGCGATTGACCGCGTTGGTCACGGCCCGTGCGCCATTGGCGGCGGATGCTCAAGATGGCCTGCTCGCCGGCATCGCCGCGCTTAAAGTCGCCCATGCGCGCCGCCACGTAATCTAGGAACTCATCTGGCAACCCTATGGCTGACCGCAAGGTCCAATCCGGGCCGGCCTTCGCGCGATTCACCAGCACCAGCCAATCTTGTGCCTTTAGCCAGGCATCATACTTGCCACGATACGTCTTGAGGGGGCGAAACTCCGCATAGATGGCCAGCGCCCGCTCGCACGCCGCCTGCACGCTCAACTTGTTGCGCCCTGTTGCCAGCCCCAGGACGAACAGTACAGACGCCTGCATGCGGCGCACGGCCGCGCGCTGGTCGATCGGCAGCCGGCGGAATAGCGGCTCTTCCTGCTCCCAGCGCGGCACCGGCGTGCGCTGGGCCAGGTACGCCCGCACATCCGTCACCAGACCGCACGCTGTTAGTGCCACTGTTCCATGTGGAACCGTCAAAGCGCTCTGCGGAATGATTAGGGAGCTACTGGATCTTGCCGCCGCACCTGGCCCGGTAGTCAGCGATACAGCGCCAGCGCCGCTGACGGTGATGCTCAGTCCGGTTTCAGCCGTGTTCTCGGCGGTCTTACCGTCGTTCGCTCCCAAATTGGATAGGTCGGAGATCATTGTGGTGTGCCATGCCGGATGAAGCCGCGCGCGGTTTCCATGGCTTTGTCGAGCTGGATCAATTCGGGAGTTCCGAATAGCTCGCCCAGGCCCTTGTCATCACTCATCTCCACCAGCCATTCGGCGATCTCCAGCGCCTTGAGTGTCTTCTCGGTGATCCGCTCCTGGCGTTCCAGTTCCTCCGCATTGGCGCGCTGCTCTTTCGTGGCGCCGCCCTGGCCTTTGAGCCGGCCACGTTTGGGCTTGTCACTGTCCTCCTCCGCCTGCTTAAATTCCATGAACAGTGAGCGCTGCGTCTTGCCGTCCACGATGGCGCAGATCTTCTCGCGCACTTCCTTCAGATCTTCGGGCACCTTTTTGTCCGCGATCAGGAGGAAATCCCCCGGCTTCAAATGCGCATCGTTTGCGCATTTGGCGACTGTCTCCAAATAGCCGCTGATGGTCGAAATGCCCACGGATTCCAACACATTCTTGGTCAATTCCATGTAGCCTTGGAGGGACCGCGATGGCTTCGCCTTGCCGGTCGTGGTATCGGTCGTTACAAGTTTCGGGCAGTGTTCCGCCAGCCAGGCCCCGAACTCGCCGTGCTTGAGCTTGCTCTCCTTGAGTTCCCAGGCGAACAGCCCCAGTGAGATGATCTTCCGCATGCCCGTCTGGGCCTCGGTGAACATCTTATTGAGCTGCTTGGCTGCCTTCTTGTCGCTGCCATCCGCCAGGCGCGGCACGGGTGGCAGTACCTCCAGCGCCTTCTCGTCGGCCCGGTCGCGCTTTATTTTGGCCCAGCGCATTTCCTGGGCGGCTTTGATCCTGGCGAATCGTTCTGGGTCGTTTTGTCGCATGCTCATATGTCTTTTTCGTCCGCTTCGATAATGGATAGTTTTTTGAACCGCGTGCCCGACATATCCGCGTTGGGCATCAACTCCTTGAGCAGGGCAAACAGCACCTCCTCGTTGGCGCACACAAACGCGATCTGATCTTCGCCGATCGCGAACAGCGTGCCGCAGCCGCTCAGCGCCCCGACGCGCTTTGGGCGGGAAATCAAATGGGATTTTAATTCGCTGCTCATACGGTCTTCACCTTTCCAATCGTGCGCTCGACAATGGTCTTTTTGATTTCGCTCAGCTCCATCGCCCATTTGGTCAGCAGAGCGCTGGTTCGCAGATGTTCCAGTCGGGTTACTGCAATCTGGCCTTCCAGCCAGGCTTCCTGCTCACGCAGCTTGGCCAGGCCAGTGCGCTGTAGCCGGTGCTTGGTCGGTTTCCAGCTCATTGCAGCCTCCCATGCAGCCAGGTCTCAAAGCTGTCGCGCCGGATCACCCATGATCCGCCCGGCCCTGGCTGGCTCTTTTTAACGGCCGTTAATTGGCCGCTTAATACCAGGTTCTCAACGTGGCCCCGGTCGCACAGCAGCGCCCGGCGGATCTCCAACCCGGTCAGCACCGCCGGCTGATGCGGGCCGGCGTCCCGCTCGTGAGGGGCCACCAGCCGGAAGATCTTGGGCCACTCCAGCTCGTGATATTTCTTGCCGCCGGTCGCGCGGAAAAACTCAATGCTCTTGGTCAGCACGCGCAGCTCGGCCTTGGAGTCCAGGTCCACCGCGATGTTGAAGGCAATCATGACGCCGCTTTCGATGAGCGCCCGCACCGTGTCCAGGTCCATCTCAAACTCGCCCAGATCCCGCAGCACCGTCTTCAGGTCGCTTAGCGGCCGGAAGCGCGGATCATTCAGCCCCAGTTGCTTCTGGATCGCCGGCGGTAGCACCGGTCGCACGCTCAAGCCTGTTTCAGTCATGCTCACGGGTTCGTGGGGTTAAACGTCCGGTTGCGAGATTTGCGGAGACCGGAGGCTCCCGAAACGCTGGCCGCATGGCATCAACACAGAGCGCCCCACCATGCGACCCCGGCAACTCGCTGGCCGGACTGTGAGTAGGGGCGAAGAAGTTAAAGAAACTGCCGAGACGATGAGCCGTGGCATCGGCGGGGAAGGGAGCCATCGTCTTCCGATCAGGCGTGCGGCTATTAGCAGACCGCAGTGTTGTCCTTGATCCCATTGGCGGCAGGGGAGATTCGAGAATTTACGGTCTGCGGCTGACGGGCTACAATGGTGCCCATGAACACCATCAGCGAGGACGTTTTGCGAGGCATTGATGCTGCCTTGGCGCGGCACGCTCCGCACCTCCGGCCCAAACTGCATGCCATCATGCGATCGGGTTTGGCCAGCCGGGCACAGCTCTTGCCGGGCCAATCTATCCACGGCACGCTCACAGCCTCGGTCCCATTGCCGGACGGCGAGGCGATTCTGCGAGCCCTGGAAACGATTGAGCGTGATCATGGTTTCAACGCGAAGTTTGCTGACCGGCAGATAAATTGGCTGGTGCTTTGCTGGCGGCGTTTCGCAGAGCCCCCTCAATTGCCGCCTGAACCATGAGCTCCCATCTTCCTCGGATATCCCGTTTGGTGGAGCCCGTTGTTTGTTGCCATGCTGCGCGTAAACCGTGCAGATCCTGCAAATCGGTCAGGATGTTTTCTACTGCGGCTTCCGCGCACTGCTTGATCAATTCTGGCGTGAATGAGGTCATGGTGCGGGGGATTACGTCCAACGAGGTTTGCGGTTTGTGCAGGCGGCGGCGTTCAGTTCGCCGAAGCGGGCGCTGATGGCTTCACGAATCTCGATGCGCTGGCGGGGGAAAAGCTCCCCGTCTGTCGGAACTTGTTTAGACAGGTTGTGCAGCGCGGTGGCCGTGGTGGCCTTGGCGACTTCCACGAGGTAGGCGGATTTGTTCATGGGCAATAGCAGTTATCATCACGAAACGTCCGCGTGGCTGTACGTAGGCAAAGCGCCGCCTTTTCCGGATCGGACTGGCGCAGCTCCTTCCAATGCTTCGCCCAGATGCGCATGACCTTCCGGCAATGCGGGCAATCGCGGCCAATTCTAACCGTGCGGTAGGTTGGCAGGCTCATTTGACCACCTCGCAATCGAACCTGAGGAAGGTGGTGATATCACCGGAGGCCTCGTGGACGGCCGTCCAAAGCATCCCGTCGCTGGTCAGCAGCCGGTGGGGGCGGCCGTAATGACGGCCCGAATAGACGATGACGTATTTCATGCGACCTCCTTAACTTGCAATTTTTCCTCCAAGGCGCGGCGCAGCAATTTGGAACGGTCCAGATCCTGCGACTCTACCCACAGATCAATGCGGGACAGTAGTTCAGAGGGCACCCACGCGCCAATGAAGGTCACTTCTGCCTTCGTCCGAGTTCCTCTTTTAGTGGTTCTGCGTGTCATGTTGTAACTAGGTTAAACTCAGTTTAACGCCCGGTCAACATTTATTTTGACTTTTTTTAAGGCGGGCGTTAAAAGTGAATTATGCCAGGTGGTCATAACGAAAACACAAAGCTGCTAGGATTTTTCGCCGATAACGATTTGATCGCGCGCGTTGACGCTGCACGCGGAGGCCAAGCGCGCTCGCAGTTTATGCGCGAGGCGACTGTCGAATATATCGAAAAGCACGGTGGCCAGGTGCCCGAGCATCTAAAGCACCCGCCCAGCCGCGCTGGTGTTGGAGGCCCCAAGAAAAAGCCAGGGCCTCAAGCTGACCGAACGTCAACTAATTTGACCAAAGCGAACGATGCCGCATCTGAAGTCGGCAAGCGTATAAATCGCAAGATTCGCAGCCGCCACAAACCCGCCCAAGAATAATGCGAGCAGCCTCCAGCATTTGTTCCGCCGCTTCCCGGCATTCCTCCGGTGACAGCCCTTCCATCGTTTCCTCAGCAATTTCCTTTGTGGACTTCATACCCAACTGTGTTGTTCAGCAGATTAGCCTGAAATTATCCGCGTGAACAAGTCGCCGATAACGTTATGAAGGCAGAATCCCTACCCAGCGAAATTCACTTTGACTGCCCGAACTGCGAGCGCCACATGAAGGGGGAGCGTGCGCTCTTGGGGGAGATGGTTCAGTGTCCTGACTGCGAGACGAATTTCGTCCCATCACCCCGCAAGGATAAAAAAACCACATCCAAACCACCGCTTAATTGGAAGCGTAACCTTTATGGAGCGGTGATTCTATTGGCTGTTTTTGGCGCGGGTTATTTCATTCACCAATATTTGCGTGCCACGCAATTCAACGATCCCAATAATCTTGGGAATTACCTTGGCCCGCACGATGAACAGTCCATTAGCGCACTGGCCAAAATCAGCGAGCAGTTAATTTCGCCCAAGACTGCACAATTCGTTCATGGCAAGTTTTGGAATGTTGATGGCCCCCAGAAAACTCTCGCGAGGATCACCATAGATTCTCAAAATGTTTACGGCGCTCTCATTCGGACAGAGTGGGGTATTCAAATGCACTTGTTCAGATACGAGACGAACAACTGGTGGTCCGTTGACGATTGTTTATTGCTGCAAGGCAGCAGAACCGTGCTTAAATAAATTTCGTGACATTCCCTTCGGTTCTGCTTAGATAGTCCCCGGAGCGCGCGACCAGAGGTTGCCGCTCCTTTTTTCGTCTCCGCAGTTTCCCCCCCAGAAAAACGCTAGTCGGCGATGGTCGCGTTCCGGCCCCGGCGAGTTCCTGCCATAGTCGCGCCTGTGATCAGCGCGACATCCGATAAGTCAATAATAACCAATTCCGGCAGCCGGGCGGCAATCCTCCGGCGAGCGGTCGCGCGCTTGTCTACACGCAGCCTGGCTGCCGTATTGGCTTTGCCGGTCCCAACCCCACTGAATCCACCATGAATAAAATCAAGTCCCTCTTTCTTGCCACTGTGTGCGTTTGCACGGTCGTCGCCAGCTCTCCGGCTCCGGCCCAGACAATTGCCATCACTGGCACCAGCCTGAGCAACATCCTCCAACTTGCTGGCCTCTCGGCGCAACTCGCCAATAACCAACTCGTCCAGGTGGGTGTGCCCTTCACCCTGAACGGCAATCAGACGTTTCTGATCACCACCAACTCGGCCGGTCTATACACCATCACGACTTCCGGGCCGGGTGGCACCAACAGCTTCACGCCGCCCAGCACGCTCAGCTCCGCCCTGGCCACCAGCGAGAACTGGGTGGCCGCGAACAATCCCGCCAATATCGGCTACTATGCCACGAATGAGATCGAAGCGCGCGTGGGGGTGATGTACCTCCAGAATTCGGGCGAGGCAGCCGCAGTGCTGAGCGTGCAGAAATATGGCTGGTTCGGGTTTTCCAACTGGGGCGTGGGTGCGGGCATCTTGCAAGGCAACAAGGCCGGCCAGAGTGGCACGGCCGCTTACTACGGCGAGGTGGATTACCGCAAGCCCATTGGCGACGTGTCGGCGATCGGAGGCCTGGTGGGCGGCTATGACAAATGGAACTCCACCGGTTTCATCGGTGCCAAGGCCGGGTTGGAATATCGCCAAAGCGCGCACCTGGGCGAATTCCTCGACGTGGTTTATGCCTACGAGTCCGGTCAATCGGATCGCGGCCTCATGATCGGCGGCGGCATCACCTACGCGTTCTGAGCTGGTTTGAGTCCACGGCTGAATTCCCCATGAACCTCACCGCCCAAGAGTTTGACCTGGTCAACGCCCGCGCTTGCCTGCAAGCCAGCGCGGACGCTTATCAGCGATCCACGATTCGCGTCACAGCCACCGACACGAATTGTCTGATCGTCGAGGATGCTGATTGCATCGTGCTGGCGTTCCGTGGGTCTGCCAGCATCCGCAATTGGATTACTGACGCCCAGTTCCAACGGACGACGCTTGTTTCGGGTGTGGATGGCACGGTGTCGAAGATTCACAAGGGTTTCGAATGGGCGTTCAACAGCATCTTCGAGCAGCTCCTGCTCGCCCTGGGCGGATGTAGTTTCGCTTCCCGCCAGAGCGGCAAGCCGCTGTTCATCACCGGTCATTCGCTGGGTGGCGCCTTGGCGATCCTGGCCGCGTTGGAATTGCAGCGCAACGGTTTTCGGATCGCCCAGGTATACACCTTCGGCCAGCCACGCGTGGGCAATGGCGACTTTAAGCAGCGTTATGATGCCGTCCTGGGCCGGACAACCTTTCGGGTGGTGTATCAGGAGGACATCGTGCCACGCATCCCGCACCTGCCGGCCTGGCATGATCCCTATCGGCACGTGGGCAACGAAATGTTCATCAGCAGCCTGTCGCCGTTGAACAGCAGTCCGTTCTGGCTCAATCCGCCGATCTGGCGCCTGCTACTCTCTGATGCCTGGGGAATTTACCGCGCATTCACGGTTGCGAAGTTCGCCGGGGCATTGGATCCCGTCATCGACCATCACATCAACAATTATCGCCTCGCGCTGGATGCAGCGGTGGAGACTGCATATACCGCCATCAAATAACTATGCTGACCCTGGCCGACATTACCTGGACCCAATTGGGCGAAGCTGCCATCGCCATCGGCACGCTTGGCGCGTTCGTCGTGGCCCTGTCCCTCGCTGGGCGCAAGACGGCCGTGAAGATCGACCAGGATCCCACTCCGGAATTCCGGAAGGCGTCCAAAAGGTACAACCACGATGCCACGGAGCAGCGCTTCGTCCACGTGGAAGCAATCGTCGCCCGGCACGAGTCCGATATCGACCGGCTAAAGGATCTATTCCGTGTGGATCTGCCGGCCATGGAACGACGCCTGGATGACGCCAGCGAAGGCCGGATCAGCGAGGTGCATGATCGCGTGAACGAGATCCTGGGAGAAGTCCGGGAGCTGCGCGGCGAGATGAAAGGCAAGAAGTAATATGAAATCAAAGATTCTCCGGGCCATCCTGGTCAGCTTGCTCCAATGCGATGGCACGCCAATGCCCGAGCCCGCGCTGCTGACCGCCGTGCAGATCCTTTGCCGGCCTGGCGAACCCACCGATGATGACGTGCGCGAGAAGCTCCGGTCTTTGGCCGGCGACCGGTATATCTGCGGCGTGACGGATGATCTCACCCAGGAGCGTTCCTGGACGCTCACGGACAAGGGCACGCACAAGGCACGGCAGCTTCACTGACTTGATCATGGCCAAACAGCGCGCATCCAGCCTTGACCCGTTCGCCGCCCGGCTGACTCAGTGGCTCACTGCCCGAGAGGACGGCGGCGACGGCCTCACGCTGGCCCAGGCGCAGGAGCAGCTCGCGGCCGATGGCTGCCAGATCTCCGTCGGTCGTCTCTCGGAATGGTGGGCTGACAAACAAAAGCGGGATGCCGACAAGCGATTCCTGGAGAACATCGCCAACGGCAGCCGGATGAGCAAACAGGTCAAGGCCGCGTTCGCCACGGAAGCGCCGCCGGAGATCCAGACGCTGATCAATGTGGTGCAGTCGCTCATCATGACTTTGCAGGTCAAAGGCGAGGCCAATCCGAAGTATTTGGAGATGGCCGATCGGCTGTTGCATTCCGTGCTGGAGTTCGCGCGCATGCAGACCGAAGCGGGCTTCGAGAAGATCAAGATTGAGATTCGACGGGCAGCGGAAGCGCGCATGCAGGAGAAGCTGCAGCTCGAACGCTCCAAGTTCGAAATGGAGTTCTGCGAAAAGATCCTGGACAAGGCCACGCGCGAGGCCGCGGAGCGGATCGCCGGGAGCAATCTGAGCAATGCCGACAAGATCGCCGCCATGCGCAAGGAAGCGTTCAAGGGCGTGGATGAACTCCAGGCCAGCGGAAAGGTGGTTATCCCCAAGTGAAAAGGATCCGCCGAGAATATCAGAACGTGGCGCTGGTGGCCGTGCGCGAGGTGCGGCAGATCGCTCTCTATTGGGCGCGCCGCTGCCGCAAGTCCACCACGTTGGGCGATATCGCCTTCGACGAAATGTCGAAGGAATCCGGCCGCATGGTCATTGCTGCCAGCGCATCACTACTCCTGGGCAAGGAACTGGTCGGGGTCACGCTCTCCGCTGCCGAGCAAGCCATGCTGGTGATGAACGAGGCCGCTGCGGTGCGCACGGTGTTCGAAACCGGGGCCGACGAAAACAAGCTCAGCTTCCAGGTGGCCGATTCGAGCACGGACAAATTGCTCAAGGGGCTGACCCCGGAAGATTTTGCGGAGTTGTACCAAAGCAGTCGGATGGAGCTCCGGCTCTATTTTGACAAGACGCACTTTTCCCGCCTGCAGGTGATCGCTCCCAATCCGGCCACGGCCCGCTCCTGGCGTGCCACGGTGCTCCGGGATGAGGCCGGTTTCACCAACGCCAATTTCGAGACCGAGCTGCGCATGGCCACCGATCCCATGATGCGCGACACCCCCGATCTCAAGATCATCTATGCCTCGAATCTTTCGAGTAACGACCGTCATCCGTATTTCGAGACCACCATGCCGCGCGAGATCACGGCTGAGACTGAGGATGAACAGTTCCCCGCCAATCCGGCCGGGCATCTCTATATTGGCCAACATGGGATACTGATCCATCGCGTGGCGCTCAAGGACGCTTATGCGGCCGGCCATAAGCTGTTTGACGATCACAGCCAGCCCATGACCTATGAGCAATGCCGGATGTTTCCCCAGTTCAAGTCCGGCTGGGACGGCACCTATGCGCTCAATCACAAGTCAGGTGGCGCGGCGGCGATCGACCTGATTGCGCTACTTTCGGCCCAGCGCCGGGGCATCGGCCAAAGCCATTTCGTGTTTGTGGAGACCGAGAGCGATGCCCGGCGCGCGTTCGACCTATTGCGCGGTTCACTCCGTGACGGCCCGGTCGGGGTGGGCTTTGACGTGGCCAGCACGACCGGCGAGATGAGCAACCCCAGTTCCATCACGTTTACCGAGAACGTCAGTGGCGAACGATTCCAACGTCTGGTGCTCGTGTTCAAATCCAAGAAGCGGGCGGTGATGTCGGATTATCTCCAGCGTGGCGTTCGCGTGGTCCGCGAACGTCCCGCTGGCGGTCCGGCCCGGCGGTTGTGCATTGATGCCAGCAACGAGCGCCTGGCCGCCGAAGAGACCAAGGATGATCTCTCGCCGCTGATCCCTATCGAACTGATCCTGGGCAATGCCAAGGTGGAACCCAAGCCCACCGGCTACGGGAATGACATCAACTACAAGACGTACCAAGGCGACTTGTATTGCGCCGCCGTGAATGAGGGGCGCACGGTCCTGCCGGCCGACGACTACATCAAACAGGATCATCGCCTGCCCATGAAGGCACAGGGCAAATACACCTGCCCGGTGGACAGCGACGGCCGGCACGGCGACACCTTCGACTCCGGGAAACAGGCCGAGTACGCCCTGATGGATCGCCCCCTCAACTTATGGTGCGCTACCGTATGATTTTGACCCTTTCCAGCATGCCCAGAATGGCCCCAGGAAGGCCCGTGACGGGTTTTTGGCCGCAGGATGGTGGCTCGGGCACGTCCAGCCCTGCCAGCGGGCGCGCGCGCCTGATTAACGGGCCATTAAAAACTTCACCCTACTCGGAGGTAAACGCTTGAAATTGACCTTCGGCAACCTTTTTTCCGGTTTTTTCGGTCCAACCCCCTCCGGGATCCGGGCTTCGGACATGGAAATCAGCCGCCGCGACCCCACCGATGCCGGCATCGGGACCGGGAATTTCACCCAGGGACTGCCTGCTTTTTGGTTTGCGCGGGGCGTTGGTCACAATTCCAGCGAGAATCTTTACAAGCCGTATGCCGAATCCGCCTGGGTCCGGAGCGCCATCAAAAAGATTTCTCAGCCGATCGCCTCCTGCCAGGTGCTATTTAGCCGGCCGACCGGGGTTACCGTCCGGCGGCGGGGTAGCCGCCTCCGGCAGCTTTCCACCGCGCGCGGGATCGTTTACCGGTCCGATAGCGAACTGATCGACCTGCCCCAGATATCCGAATGGCTCAAAGAGCCGGTCGCAGACTTGACGTACCAAGATTTTGTGGAAGCCAGCGTTGGCTGGCTCAAGATGGCGGAGTGTTTCTGGGTCATCATGGATGCCGGCAACCGGGTGCCTTTTCCGGAGGTGAAGCTCAATCCGTATGCGCCGATCCTCATCCCGCAACCTGACCGGATGCGTCCGACCATTGAGGATGGCGAAATCGTCAAATGGACGATGACCCGCGTCGGTGGCCAGACGGTGAATCTGGATCCCGACCAGGTCGTGCGGCTCCGCGGCTGGAATCCATACGACGAACATCGCGGCCTGGGCGATTACCGAGCCGTGCATGTGGCGGCGGAGGCGGACTGGCTGGCCGGCAAATTTGCCCGCAACCTGATGGCGAACAATGGCGACACTTCGCGCATCATCAGCGTCAAGGGTGGCAATCCGGATGACAAGCAACGTGCCCAGTTGATTGCCGAGTTCAAAGCGCGCCGCATGGCCAGTTTGCGCGGCGAGAGCCGCGACGTGGTCGTGGGTGGCGATGTGGAACTGCACAACGCCGAGCTGGCCAGCATTGATCCATCGTTTGTGGCCCAGCGGATTGAGCATCGGCACGAGATCTATAATGGGCTGGATGTGCCCATGTCCATGGCCGACATTAAAGCGTCCTACTCCATCGGCAGCGCTTCGGACATGTTCCAGCTCCTGATCAATGCATGCATCCCGACCGGCGGAAAGTTGTGCGGCGCCCTGGAGAAATTATTTTTCAAGCTGACCGGCCAGCGGATCGAAGTGGGGCTAAACTGGGATGAGCATCCGTGCATGCAAGAGGTTCGGAAGGAGAGGCTAGACAGCATCGCCAAATTGGCGGCCCAGGGCATGCCCATGGAAGAGATCAATGAATATCTTGCCCTGGGACTGGTGAAGTATCCTGGCTGGGAAGTCGGTTATCTACCGGTGAGCGTCACGCCGGTGCTCAACGAAGATGGTGAAGTGAATCCCGCTCCCACGCCTGGCGACTTCAGTGAGACAATCGGTGATGACGGCGGCCAGCCCGGCGCGATCGACGACGGCAGCGATACTCCCAAGGATGGCGACGCCCCCGAAGTAAAGGCCATGCTTGCCGCCCTCCGCTGCAAATGCGCGCCGCCCGGCCAATCCAAAGTCAAATCCTCCAAGAACGAAAAGCTCTGGCAATCTCTGATGCGTCTCCGCACCAAGAGCGTGAAGATGTACCAGAGCAAGTGCAGCAAGCTCTTCCTCCAGTACCGGGCCGCCGCGCTGCGCAAACTGGAACACGCGCACACCGACAAGTCCGCCCAGACCAAATCCCTGGTGGACGTGATCTTCGACCAAGTGATGTTCAAGCACGATATCAGCAGTGCGCTGGATCCTGTCACCCAGATCACCTTGCAGACTGCCGGCACGGAGCTGCTGGAAGAAATCGGCCGCAAGGATGATCCGTGGAAGTTTCCGCCGGCTGATGCCAAGAAGTTCATTGCCAGTCGGGAAAACCTGATCAAGGGCGTATCCGACACGGCGTTCAACCAATTGCGGACCGCGCTCAAGGCCGGCCTGGATAAAGGCGAGACCATGGCAGAGCTCGCCGGACGCGTCAAAACGGTGTTCAACCATTTGAGCAACTTCGAGGCGCGCCGGATCGCCATGACAGAGACCAGCGCGGCCTATGGCTTCAGCCGCAACGTGGCCATGGAAAACGCCGGCATTGAGTACAAGGCATGGTTGACCAGTCATGGCGACAATGTGCGTCTGGCTCACCAGGAGGCCGAAGAGAATTTCGGGCCGGATAATCCGATCCCGCTGGATCAGCCCTTCCTGGTGGCCGGCGAAGAGCTGATGTATCCGGGCGATCCCGCCGGCTCGCCGGAGAATGTGATCAATTGTCACTGCGTGCAGATCGCCGTGCAGGCGCCTGCAGGTGAACAGGAGGAAGAAGACTAATATGCGAAAAACTTTTGCCAACACGATCCGGAAGGATCTTATCGTCAACCGCAATCGTCGCGGCGTCGCTGTGACGGTGCAAGATTGCCCTGGTGGCAAGCTCACGTACCACAGCCAGCATGCCAATGCCGACACTGCGGCATATTTGAACAGCAAGATGCCGACAATGGCTCTTGTCGGCCCCAATCTCCAATCCCGCCCATGAAATCACTCTACCCCGCCAAAACCACGATCCGCCGCACGATTCACCCGACCGTCAAGGTGATTGACGAAAAGGCGGGCATTGTCGAATACGTCGCCACCGACGAATCCCTGGACAGCTATGGCGAGGTCGTCAAGGCAGACGGCGCATGCTTCGATCGGTTCCAGAAGAACGCGCCGTTTGTCGATTCGCACAATTACGAGTCCGTGGCTTGCCTCCTGGGCCGCGTCATCGACTGGAAGGTTGCCAACCGTTCCGTGACTGAGACCGTAAAGTGGGCAATTGACGCCGGCCTTCCCGAAGATCATCTGGCAAACGTTGGTTTTAAGATGACCTTGGCCGGCTACCTCAAGGCGGTGAGCATCGGCTTCATGCCGATCAGCTACGTCACAAAGTGGGATAGCAACCAGAGCCAGTTCCAGGAAGCGCTTCGCGATTTGAACGTGCCCGCCGGCACCGATGTGCGCGCCATCCATCTCCAATGGGAGCAGATGGAACTGAGCGCCTGCGTGGTGGGCGCCAATCCCAACGCCGTGGCCAAGGCTTACAAGGCCGGCATCATCAATGATGCCTTGCTCGAAAAGATTTCAACGGAACACGCGAAACGTGAAACCGCCTCCAGCACCGACAGCCCCGACGCTGTGCTGGTGGCCCGGCGTCGGGCGCAGGAGCGCTTCCTGTTGGAAATGCAGTTAACCATCAATCAAATCTAGTAGTTCATGAAACAATATCTGAATCGTCAAAAAATGCTCGGCTGGCTTGGTTTTGCCATGCTCGCCGTGATCGCCATCTGCTTTGCGCTGCCCACACTCGGCGCATCGCTGCTGCTGCCCCTGGCGGCGGTATCCCCCAAACTGTTCCTGGGCGCCCTGGGCATGATGCACAAAGGCGTCTTCGCCTGTGCGGCGCTTCCCTTCGGTTGCATCCTTCGGGACAAGGCCGGCGCTGAAGGCGGCGAAAGTGCCTCGTTCGAAAGCAAGGTGCTTAAAGGCGTCGAGAAACTGACCGAGACGCAAACCAAACAGTCGAACGACATCGCCAAGGTGCTCGCCGATATGGATCGCGCCGACAAAGAAGTCAAATCGGCCATGGAGGAATTGACCAAGGTCAAGAACGCCACCAATTCCAGCGTGGAGGACATCAACAAAAAGATCATGGCTGTGCAGAAATCGGTTGCCATCAATGCGCGTTCCAGTTTCCGCAGCCCCATCGCGCGTGCCTTGGCGGATGAAGAATTCCGCTTCGGAATCAATGCTCTGGCTCGCTACATCCTGGCGGCCAAGGGCGCCAGCAAACTGGATCCGGCCCATCTGAAGTTCGTTGAAGACGGCAAGGCCGCCCACAAGGCGCTGACCGGCGTGGACACCGGCCTCGGCCAGGCTACTGTGCCCACCGCGACGTTTGACACCATCTATGATTTGCTCCTGCAGTATGGCGATTATGCCACGCTGGGAGTTGATCGGGTGGGCGCCCGCACCAATGTGCTGCCCGTGGCCACCAGCCGCCCGCAGTTCTATTGGATTGGCTCTCAATCCAGCTTGGCGGAATCCTCGCAGATCACGGCGGGTGCTTTCGGCGGCGGTCAGGTGCTCCTGATCGTCCAGACGTTGGCCGTGCTCATGTATGTCGCGCGCGAACTGCTCCAAGACTCCACCGTGGATCTGGCTCCCTACGTCGTGCGCCAGATGATCCAGTCGATCGCCTGGGGCATGGATACCGCTGCCTTTATCGGCAACGGCAATGCGGACACCACCAATGCCGGCTACGTCGGGATTTTCAACGCCGCCCTGGCGAACTCCAACCTGGGCGTCAGCGCCGGCGCCGGCCGCACCGTCGTCAGCAAGCTGTTGATTGACGACTTCGTGGCCACGATCCTGGGCGTGAGCGCGCAAGTACTCAACAAGAAGCCCATGTGGTGGGCGCACCCGCAGATGATGGCGCGCATCGCGCTGATCAAGGACGGTTTGGGCCGACCGATCTTCCAGACCTGGCAGGAGGTTCCCTCGCCGGGCTCGATCGGCAGCATCCTGGGCTATCCCGTCCACCCGACCGCCATCGCGCCTAACACGGACGGCAACAGCCAGCCCGTGGCGGCATTTGGCGATCCCGATGGTCAGGTCAACGGCATCCGCGCCGACTTGGAACTGGCCACCAGCGAGGATATTGGCTTCCCGCAAAACCTGGTTGCCTATCGCACGCTGTTGCGCGCCGGCGTCAAGATCCTGACGACTCCCGGATCCACCACCCTCAAACCGTTCGCCGTTCTCTCGAACGCGGCGGTCTAAACCCTATACCCCGAAATCCTTCGGGGTAAACACCAACTCCAATCATATCCTGTTAATATATGTTGAAATCCGAATCTGAAATTAAAGCGCTCCCCTTGGATGAGCTGCAAAAGCTCGTCGTTGAGCTGGGCTTGGTTCCGTCCAATGACAAGAACTACGCCAACAGCCGAGCCCTGTTGGAATTCGCCACTGGGTTGAAAAAATTCAAACCCGCCGAACAGATCACCGTGGAAAACACGGCTGATTTCCCGATCCCGGTGGATGGCAAAGTCATTGCTCCCGGAGAGACCGCGAAGATCTATCCCTGGCAATACACCAGCCTTAGTCGCTGGCTCTCGAAGGTGGCCGCTGCCGCCGCCCTCATCTTGGCCACTCTGTTCCTGAGCTTTGCGCCCAGCGCCCAAGCCCAGGTGCAGCCGTATGTGTTTGGCAATCCATCGCAATACAACGTCATGGCCGTCAACGGCTACGCCGGTTGGACGAATCTGCTGAACACCTCCGGCGCGGCCACCAACGGCACCGGCGGCTGGTCCAACATCGTCAGTACCGCAACCGCCGTGTACTACACCGCGGCCATCACCAATGCGACCACGATCATCACCAACGCCAACTGGCAGTTTAACACTGGCATCTGGACGAATATCCCGACCTATACCACCAACATCACGGTGAATTACCCTGGCTTGGTCTCGGTCGTGAACAGTGACACCCTGGGCATCGAGCTCGGCGGCCAGCTCCTGAATGCTGGCACTGGCACCAACTTCGTGGCCAACTGGGATTATTCCAACGATGGCGTGTACTGGCAGACCAATGCACTCACTCAGTCGCTCATCCTGAACGGCACGACCTACGTCGCCACCAATACCCAGTTGACGCTGTTCGCGCCCGGCTTCCTTCGCCTGGACAGTCTCAGCACCTTGCCCATCGGCGCCACCGTGACGAATGTCACCGTGGAAATCGCCAAGAAGCCGTACCGCACTGGTCCGTAATCCAGCCTTAAGCCCATGTTAAACACCCCGCCAAAGGATCGCATGCCCGACCCGCGCACCCTAAAGACGCGCGTCCCAATGCGTCCTTTGGCGGGCTTTGCCCCTCAGCCCCATCAGTCGCATCCGTCTCACCCCGCTAACTGCGAGGCCTGTGGCTCTCATCCCAGCGTGCGTAAATCGTCAATCGTGAATCGTAAATCCCCATGAACGCCGGTTTTTCCAATCTTGCCTATCTCAAAAACTATTTGCTGGCCGGCACGAGCAAAGCTGATACCCGCTTTGACTCGCGCATCCAGGCGCTGGGCTTGGGCGTGGTGGGCCAGTTCGCGCAATACACCAATCGTGAATGGATGTATGCGCAGAACATCCTGGAAGTTTTCAGTGCCGATCGGCCTCACTGGTTTACCCGGCGCAACCCGGTGACGCAGTTCACGAAAGTCGAAATCCGCTATTTCGCCGCCGACGCCTGGGCGAACATCACGGCCCAGCCCGTGAGCACCGATGAGGAAAAAGGCTACATTGATTTTGGTTACATGCTCGGCCGCCGGCCCATGCAGGTGCGGCTCACCTACAACGGAGGCTATTGGTGGGAGCAGCTTGAGCCAGATGATCCGAACTATCCGAGCACCGTCCCCAGCGATATCACGGCCAATCAGGCGGGCATCGGTGCCGACAAGTTCATGCTTCCGGCCGAGCTTTTCCAGGCCTGGCTCACCCAGTGCGAGCATGTGTGGACCAACAGCAACAAGCTCGGCACGAATCTGCTCAAGGCTGGCGCGGATACCAGCATTCGTTTTCCGGAAGACTGGGCCGCCAATGTGGAGAACACCCTGAAGAGCTTCAAGCGCTTCCAGCTCACATGACGCCCATCATTAAAATTGAGCTCTCGCCCAAGGCGGAGAAGATCGTCGCCAGCTATCAGACGCTGCCCGCGCGCCTGGTGCAGGCTGTGGCGCGTGGCATGGACAAGGCCAATGAATATGCCAAGGCAAACATTGAGCAGAAGCATTTGACCGGCAAAGGACCGTTCCCGCCGGCTGAGCACAAGCTGGGCGTTCGCTCTGGATTGTTGCGCAAGATGGCCTATGCAAGCCCGGCCCAGCAGATCACGGCCACGACCGTGCAGAGCGCAATAGGCGCGGCAGTGAAATACGCCGCCATTCACGAGTTCGGCGGCCGGATCCACCGCGAGCCGCGCCAGATGACCATCCGGCACAAAACCGATGCGCGCGGCAACCTGGTGACCCGCACGCTCTCGCGCCTTTCCAAGAGCGGAGTTGTTACCAGTCCCAACAGCATGCTGATTTTTGCCAAGGCCGGGGCCAAGCGCGTTCGCGAGACCGTGGTGCAGTCCAAGGCCCACGACATCAATATGCCTGAGCGCGCCCCATTCCGCACCGGCCTGGCGGAATCGCGCGAGATCTATAACCTGCGCATCAGCTCTGCGATCGTGGCGGAATGGAAAGCCATGGGCTCATAGACCAATGAATAATACAGACATCATTGATCGTCTGCCCCAGGAGCTCGCCAACTGCCTGGCCACTGACGCGTTCTTTGCGAATATCCCGATTGTGGTGGCCGAAAAGGGCGATGTGGCCGTCGAATATGCTCGTGCGCAAGCGGTGATCAGCGAGAAGGGCGGCCAGCGCGGTGTGGCAGTGATCGTCCTGCAGGTCGTCGCCGATGACATGAGCAACAATCTCCAATTCGGCCCGATGATTCTCAAGCCGGCAATCCAGGTGATGGAAAATGTCGAGCTGAATAATGATCCCAATGGCACCGGTTTGAGCGCGCGCAAAGTCGCCCGGAAGATCCGCGACGTGATCAAAACGCAAAACATGATTGGCCTGGTGGCCAATATGACCACCGGCAAACCTTGCATTGAGCCCGTGGAGATCAAGGACGCCGACGTGGCCACAATATCCTACCAGGTCAATTTTGAATGCGTTGAAGTGGGCCAGCAGCAAATGACGGCCGTGCAGATGCCTGCAATCCTCACGGCCACCGGCCCGGCGCGGTTCCAGCTTGCGTGCGCCACGCCTGGCGCCCAGATCTGGTACACCTTGGATGATTCGTTTCCCTTCAATGGATCGAACCAGGTCTATCCAGGATCCACTGCCCAGCTCTTTGTCGCCGGCACGCCGGTCAATGTCCCCGTGGGCGGCTGCATCTTGCGTGCGCGGGCCTACCTGGCGGGCGACAACAATATTTCCAGCAGCATTAACCGGGCAATTTTGCCCAATTAACCACCTCAAAATATGACCAAAACCACCCTATTCGACCTCGCCAAATCCGCCAGCGCCGCTGCCGAAGCCGCTGCCGGCAAAGACATCCTCACTGCCGATCAAATCAAAATGGACGCTTTCAAGGCTAGCGGCTTTGATACCCGCGACTATGCCCGCTGGTGCGCCATGTTTTCCGATCAGCTCACCTCCATCTCATTCCTGTCCCAGCAACTCGCGCCCTCCGCTGCGGCCGATGCCGCCGCCGCCCAAGCCGCAGCCATCAAAGCCGCCAGCGCTTCGCCCGAAAAAAACTAACCGCCGTCAAACTCAGCGCCATTAACCGTCATCCCTTATGTCTGCACAAACTTACTACACCGGCCCCGCCAAAGTTTACCTGGGCAACAACTCCGTTGCCATGCAGGCCAATGGCGCATCGGGCCAGGTGAAATTCTCCATCAACGAAAAGACGAGCGACATTGCCACGGCCATGTTCGGCAAAATTGCCGAAGGCTTGGATGACGTTACCGGCGAAATCGACGTGACGCCCTTTGACGCCTGGCACTTGTTGCCCACGCTCCTGCCGCCCTACCTGGGCGTCACCACCGCCAGCGGTACCGGGTTTGGGGCCGGCGCATTGGTCATTGGCACCCGTCCGCATGGTGCCACCAACAGCCCAGCCAAAATCTTTACCCCGGACGGCCGCTTGTACATGCCCGTGCGCACGGCCGTGGTGGGACATCCCTCGCTCAAGCTGAGCCCTGGTGAAGGCCTTTATGGCCCCGTAAAGATATCCTGCCTGGGCGATCCTACGCTCGCGCCAGGTGCCAGTGGCTTTCTGCTGACGGGCAATGCCATTACCGAAACGGCCGGCGTGGATCCCGGCGACGCAATGGCCCTGACGGACTTCGTGCGCGGCCGGTGGACGGGTGCCTGGGGCACGCTCGCCGGCTGGGGTGGCGATGGCGCTTCCACGCTCGAAGGCGAGGACGGCTGGGAAATCATCCCGGATATCAAATACTCGCCGCGCACCGTCCAGAAGCTCACCCGGCACATGGTGCTGGATTCGGTGGCGTTCATGGCCAAGGTGCGCCCGGTCGGTCCCACGCAGACGCAGATTGCCGCTGCTCTCCTGGCCCACACCCAGGGCTTGCGTTTGGGAGCCAGCACCAATGCGGCCGATCTGGTATTGACCGGCCCCAACAGCAAGACCATCACGCTCAAGCAAGCGGATATCAAGGGCGCCGGCTTCGAGTTTGGCGGGACCAAATTGGGCAACGGAGAGCTTGGCTTCGTGACAAGCATGACGTTCACGGCCGGCGCGCCGGCCGCGCTGTTGGCGTTCAGCGCCTGATTCTGATCCATGACCGTTAACTACCAAGTCGTCGGCGGTTCTGGTTGGACGCTTCTCTTCAACGAAGCAGCCGGTGATGCCAACGAACGATTTGCCCCCACGTTCCGCGACCAGTTGCAGAGCGTGAGCGGCTATGGCGCAGCCAATACGGTCAAGGTGCCCCAATCAAACACCCAAGGCCAATTGGCCTTGCGCTGGTCAAGCAACTACGCCAGCGCTGATGCCGCCCTGGCCGCTATCAAGACGCTTCGATCCACCTTCAAGGGTGTGGCCGTGAATCTGCAAGTGATCCAGGGTGCCACCACGCAATACTTCAACAACGCCGTGCTGAGCAGCAGCGCCCACGATCTCCACGGCAAGGAGTGCATGCACAGCATGACCTTCGAGACCGACGATATTTCATGAGAAAACTCGCCCTCATTTTTAGTTTTGCATTTTTAATTTTGCATTGCTCGGCCACGCCCGTGCTCTTTTCCTTGCAGGCATTAAACGGTAGCGCGGCCAACCGCACCATCTTGGTGACGCCGGATCCCGTCACGCCGGCGACTTATGGTACCAACCTGGTGCCGCTCACATCCATCACCCTTCAGCCAGTCGGCGGCAGCATCACTACCAACCTGCTGAGCTGGGGATATACCGTGCGAGTGGACGGTTGGAGCCAGGGAATTCATATCATTGTGCCAACAGCCACCAATACGATCAACGTCGTCACCTTGATCAATACGAATGCGTTTATCGGCTCCAACATTTATTTGCCTGGAGCTTTTTCCCTTGGCGGTTATGTCCCCGGCACAAATGGTAATCCTGTCGCCTGGATGCTTGGCTTGGATGCCTTCGGGAATCTCGCCAGCAATGCGGTACCCACTGGGGGTTCTGGCGGGGGCAGCGGAACTATCACCAATGCCTTGCCAACGAATGCGGCCCTGCCGAGCGTGGCAGGCCCGATCGTCTTCATCCCGACCAATTACGACAGCGTTGGTGCGGCCCAGAGTTCGACGAATGTCCTGGGCTCGGCTGCTTGGAAAAGCATTGGCTTCTTTGACCTTTTTGGTGCGGCTCAGAATGCGACGAACGGATTGGTGAATGCCAACCTCTTTGTCACGCACACGGACGGCTACAACTATACGAACACCAGCGGCGTGTATATGGGCACGTTCGGTGGTGGCCCAAGTGCCGCCTATTTTGCCGACGGTGTGAGCAGCCTCTATGATTCAATCACTGGTGGCAGTAATGGCCTCGCAATACTTGGCAACATTGAATTGCCGGCCACCAACTTCTACTTTGGAAATGGAAAGTACCTCTCCAATCTTCCCCCGACCGCAATCGTTGGAAACGCGGTCACGAATATCGCAGCCGGCGGCGGATCCACGAACCTACTCGGCACGACATCGGGCGGGGTCGAGGTTCCTGTTCCGTGGTCTGCGCTTCCGAGTAGTGGGGGATCAATGCCCAATGGCGTGGTGACGAATGGCGGGGGGCAGACCATCACGAACCTCGGGCCGAATGGCTACCAACTTGGGAGTGGTGGCGCAACTTGGTGGATAATGACGAATGCGCTCGGGGCGCTTTGCTTAAGCAATCAGTACGGCTCTCTTACGCTGTCCACCAATTTGTGTATTACAAACAACTCTGCCGCCGCGCTGATCGCAGGCCTTGGACTGGTTCAGTCAGGTGGGTACGTCTATGCCGGACGGCTAAACGCAAGTGTTTCGCTGCAAATTAATTCACAGGCTTCGCAAGCACTTAACGCGACGGCGGCTGGCCTATATGTCGGCGACGGAGCTTCTCATCCGGTTGGCACCGTTATCGCGTCCAACCTGCAGTTGTCCGGCAGCGCATTCCTTTCCAACGGGTTTGCGGTGTATCAGAGCCCGGTAACGACCACGAATCCGTTTGCCGTGTACGGCACCAATGGAGTGAAGGTCCACTGGGTGGATACGAACAATTCGGTGTGGTTCTATGCGGGTGGAAACTCGATGCAAGTCACCAACGGCGCGGCCGTCATTTTCCCGGATGCACCGGGCACCGGCTTCTACCCGAATTATGGACTGGTGGAGTCTGGCGGCAGTTTCCCGGCGTCCATTGACTTCTACAACGGCAACATCTACGCCAATTCAAACCTGTACGTCATGGGGGCTGAGACCATATATGGATCGTTGGCTGCGGGCAATGTGACTGCATCTGGTGCGTTCAATGGGAATGGGGCTGGTTTGACAAACCTGAACCTGTCGACCGCCCTTCGAGTTGATTGCATACAGATGTGGAAGACAAACCCAACCCCAACCATTGCAGCGTTGAACGCTATTACCAACTGGAATGGGACGACTGGTGTCAGCAATAATTTCACAGCCAACTTTCCCGCTGGAACCGTAACCAATTTGAACGCCGGATTATTTGTGCTAAACACGCAAACGGATTACCAAAATAACAACGCAATTTCTTTGGCCGTCCTGTCCAATGGTGTTCCCATCGGGCCAGTAATTCCGGGCTCTTATGGTGGTGGATCAAGTGCGTCTGACCGTGGGCCGTGGATCAATGGGTTACTCGTGGTCCTGCCCGCGAACACAGCTATTTCTATTGCACCAACCAATTATAATGGCCTCGGCCTGGTGGGCGGTGCGACGACAAACGCGATCATGTCCATTTACAAAATTTCCAACTAAAAATTATGCCAATCGAAATCAACCCCAACGTCATCACCACTCAATCCATCAGCGTCCCGCCGGTGCAGATCCAGCCGGCCGACCTGGACACCATCATAACCATGCTCGAGGCGGCGGGTGTGATTGCCAGTAGCAGCGTCAAAATCACCGCCAGCAATCTCCTCAGCCTCAGCGTTGACCGCAAGAACGACGGTGTGGTGGACGGAAATGGCAACAGCCTACTCTATTTCGAGGCAAATATCCGCACCGTTTAGCAATAGCCATACGTCCGCAACCGCCCAATCTGTCCCATGCCTGATCAAGACTTCAAGCTGCTCATCACCGGTGACGCATCCAGCGCCGTCGATGCCGCCCAGCAGACCGGGGATGCCCTGCAAAAACTGAAGGGGGAAACCGCCGGTCTTAACGATGAGACCAAGGATACCACCGATGCTGTTGCAGATATGGGGGCATCCTCGGAGTCGACGGGAGAAAAGGTTGAAGAGGCCGGAAAGAAAGCAGGTGAGTCGGGAGAGAAACATCGGGCACTCCGGCGGATCATGGGTGAACTCAATCGGATCTCTCCTGGCCTGGGCGAAGTATTGGAGCTCTTGTCTTCCTCATATAGGGCTGCCGGGGAGGCAGCGGAAGGCGGCGCAGTTGGGGTTCAGGAGTTTAATGTGGCGCTGAAGGAAGTCCTTGTTTCCCTGGGGCCACTCGTTATTGCGATGCTGGCGGTTGAGGCCGTCATGGAGTATTGGGACATGTACAAGGAGAAGGTCAAGGGTGCGGCGGAAGCGCAGGAGGAGGCTACCAAACGCATTGTGGAATCCACCAAATCAGCCTTGGAGGCTGTGCGCGAACTGGATGAAGCCATGCATCCCAAGGAGCAGGGCGTGGCGGAAAAGGACGAGGCAAATCTCAAGAAGAACCTCCATGATCTGGACAATGCTTATGCCCGACAGAAGGAGCTAAACAGGGCAGAAGAAGAGAAGGAAGTGGCTGCGGCAGGCAGTCCAGCGGAGAAGGAGGCAATCAAGAAGAAGTTCGAGGCCTTGGATGCTCAGCTCAACGAATGGCGGGAGAAGCAGAAAGCGGCTGTCGAGTCAGCCATGGTCGGTACCATGCAAAAACAGCTCGATGAACTCAAGGCGGCGGAGCCAGATCTGATCAAGAAGCTGGCGGCCCAATATCGCCTCGGGATTGAGACGGGCAATATGGGCCGCTACAACCAGACCCGAGACATTCTCAAGAAGAACGCCGAGGAGGCCAAATCTATCCGTGGGAAAATGGACGAAGTTAGCGAGCAAAAGGAGACCGACGCCGGAGACGCAGAGTTTAGGGAGGAGACCAATCGCCAGGTGTTTGAAACGAAGGGGGAAAAATATCAGGCACCAAAAGCGGGATTCGACATGCCGACACCCGATGCAGCTGCAAACGATGCGGCCGGCAAATTTGCCACTGGCAAATCCATTGCTGATACTGCGCTGGGCGGTGGCAACGTGGATTCCGCCTCGCAACAGTTTTTGGTTGTTTTGGAGCAGTCGATTACTGGCCAGAAGCTGACATTTGAGCAGGCTGTCCGCTTGATAGAGATGCAATCAAAAAATCACGATTTTGTGAGCACTTTGCTTGAGCGGAATATTCAGAAAATTGAAGCCGTTACGAGTCGATTGTCTACCCTCGAGTCGCGGATACGAGGCATTCCAGGAATGTCGAAATAGATTATGGAAACGATCGCTTACAAGGTCGGCTCAACGTGGACCGAGATTAGCTTCCTTGCCCTGGGTGTCGGCGCCTCGGCCCATTTGAACCTCGGCACGCATGGTGAGAGCAAGTTTACTCTGCCGTTGGCGGAATTGCCTCCGGAGACGGCCGTGGCCATCCCGTTCGAGGCTCCATGCATCATTTACACCGGCCGCACTGGAGCCGGATCCACGTGGAGCGGTGGGAGCATCCTCTTCCAAGGACGACGTACGGACAACTCGGGGCAGGCCAGCGCCAGCGGCGCCAGCCAGGAGTTAGTGATCGAAGACGCCTGGTACGATCTGCGCATGCTCACGCTGCAAGCCGCCTGGCCACAGATCACCGCATTTACCGGCACTACTCCGACGTTCGGGACGCCATTCACCTGGCCGGATTGCGTGTTATTCCAGGCATCTGCCAGCGGCCAGCTTCTGCCCAATGGCACATTCGGCACCTATTCTCCCGCCCCATCATATTCACACATCACCACGGGCCAGACGATTGAAGAGATATTGGCGTATGCCATCTACTTTGGTGGGGTTACCCTACAGATCGGCACGCTGGCTGATTGCGCGACCTATGTTCCTTTCTATCCTGTTCGCGCCATGCGTTGTTCTGAAGCCATCAAGGTTGCGCTCCGGGTGCATCCGGACTGCATGTGCGAGATCGACTACACGACCACGCCCCCGACTTTCAACATCCGGAAACAGTCGAATTTGACCACCATCACGCTGCCCTACAAGGGCAGCGCCAGCAATCGCACCCATCTGACCAGCAGCGTGCGTCCACGGCCGGAGCTGATCCCCTCGCGAGTTGGCGTCTATATCAAAGCCACGTCTACGATCAATGGCAACAGTGTCGTGAATGTGAGCTCAGACATCTATCCCGTGAGCACGCCCAGCGGTTTGCGTAGCCTGGATGTCTCGGTGGACATGTGCGGTCCCAAGCTCTCCAAGACCACGGCTACATTGGTGACATCCATATTTAACCCTGCCAGCCTCACCTGGTGGGCCGCCAAGGTGCCAGCACTTCAATCTCAGGCCAATGGTGGCCAGATACCGAGCTCGGGCGCCGGGTCGCTTGCGTTGATCGACGGCACCGTAAACGGCGGTACCGGAACCCACCCCAAAGGGATCCAGGTTGTCGACAATTCTGGCAACCCGATCAATTTGGGAACGTATGGATGGGAGTTGGTCACCGGAACCCCCTGTTCCTGGATGAATGTTGTGGGCGGCGGCGCGGCCGTGGCTGTTGTTGAGGCAAACATCGTGGCGTTTTTTTCGTACAATAAAGTCACAAGCGCCGGCGCGTCCAGCCTGGTGGATCAGGTCTCTGAGCACATGCATACGTGCCGGGTGAAGTTGATCAACACTGCCTCCGGAGTTTTCTCGCTGTCGCAAACGCTGGCCACAGGTGAGACGTATCCGACTGGCTTTGCTCAGGCCATCTATGCGGCCCTGCAGACGCTCCAATACAGTTTTACGCATACCATTTTGGAGGCGCCTTATGCCACGCTGATCAAGCCCGGAAAGCACTCACTAAACCTCAGCGGCGGAGCCACGGCATGGACAACAATGGCTGCCATGATCCAGGCCGTTGACTACGAGTTCAGCTTTGCTCCTGGGATCCCCATGACGGTGAGTAAGACCACGGTGCATTGCGGGCCGGTCGCGCATCTCGATGTGGGAGAACTGATTCAGGTGTTCAATCTTTTCACGAACCGGGATCTATCGAAAATCAACCCCAGCGAGCGCGCTGGCGGCGTGGATCTGTCCGGTGGCCAAGTCACCCTGGGCAATGATAGCCCCAAGGAAAATAGTGTCCCGGCGCCGGCAGTAAATGCTGTGCAGAATTTCACCGCGTCCGATACGACTGCCAGCAACGTCACCAACATCATCACCCATGATGCAACCACACACCAGGTGAGCGTCGTACAGAAAAGCACCACTGCTGGGACCACGATCATCACCGGCAGCATCCCTGTCGAGTTCACCGGCTCTGGCGCACCGGGATCCAGCTCGCTGCCGGCAGCCGCCTATTTCCGGGTCGGCGACCATTATGTCGACACGACCGGAAACACCTTATGGCGGTGCACCGCCAGTGGTAGCAATAGCGGGTCCACCTGGGTGCAGATCAGCGGCGGCAGCGGTAGCATCACTGTCGAGCAATACAACAATGCCCACGGATATGCCGTGGGCAGTATCGTATTTGTTTTTGCTTCCGTCCTGATCGGCACCGTGACAGTGCTTCCAGGATGCTACATCTGCGTCAACACCGTAATTGCCGGTGGCACCGGCAACCAAATCCCGCAATATCCACTGCCTGTGAGTGGCACGGTATACTGGTATTGCATCGCCATGGGCATCAGCCTGGTGAACACCTGCAGCGCTGGTTCTACCACCCAGATATATCTGAACAGCAGCGGCAGCTTCTGAGCCATGCCATCCAATGACTTTTTTGCCAGCGCTGCCGTTTTGAGCACAGCTACGAGTGGAGGCGTCAACGGCACAACTACGGGGGCCAGTGCAAATACCGGCGCGGATACGGGTGAGCCCGGCCATTACAACTACGCATATGGACCACTCTACCCCGTGGCCCGCGCCATCGTCGGCCCCTTTGCCAGCGTCTGGTATTCATGGACCCCGGCAACCAGCGGCAACTATTATTTCACGACGCGCAACATCCTGACACTGGCCATCACCAACTATCCAAGCACGGTGCAGGCGTTTGTACAGACCGGCAGCGGCGTGACGGGCCTCAGCCGCGTGGATCGGCCGGTTCTCCTGCTTGATCAGTCCGTGGGAGACGGGAACGGTGTGGACGTTGGAGCTAGCATCTGCTTCACGGCCGTGGCTGGTACCACCTATTATATTCAGATTGATGGTCGCAACGGTGCTAGTGGCAATTTCAAGCTGCGTTGGGGCCTTTATACGCCGGCCATGCTGGGATCCTGTGCCGGTTCCACATTGAACACGGATCCTAGCACCCAATGCATGGCCAGCATTCAGGTAAATGGTGGCAGTTCGGATGCCTGGTTTTCCTTCGGAAGCCAGCCGGTGAAGGCTGGCAATTATCGTGTGGCCTATGTGGATGGCACGTCAGTTTTGCCCTATGCCAATAATTTTTCAGGCGGTCAAACATTCCCAATTCTGAGCATCGTGGATGGCGATATGTCGGGATTTACGGAATGGAGCAGCGTCGCCACCTATGTGGCCGGCAACAAGGTGGTGGATCTGGAAAATAACTTGGATTACGCCGCCGCCCTAGCTGTTAGCGGATCCACCAATGTCCATCCCTTCAGCGGGGGAGGATCATGCAATTCGCAGTGGATTTGCTATGGGGGCACCGACACGATCCCGCAAACTCAGTGTGCCTATTCCGACCCGGTTCCGCATCCTGCGACCGGCGTGATCGGCATGATCTATTTGGCTGGGGGCACCAGCGGCATCAGCACGCCCTACCCGCGTTACATGTTGCTCTATTTCCCAATGGATACCACCGTTTTGAGCAGTAGCCCTGGCTTCACTCTGAGCGGCAGCGGAACGAGCTGGAGCATCAACTTCAATATCCAAAACAACAGCAGCCAAGACTGGGACAATACTACCGTCACATTGCTGAACACCGGCGGTGTCACCGGCGCCAGCGGTGCCATCTCGGGCTTGACCCTTACCCACGGCGCCAGCACAGCCACTGGCGGCTTCACCTTCACGGCTACCCCTGGCCTGGTCACTGCCACGATCCAGATCAGTCGGAACGGCCAGGTGGCTTGCACGCTGAGCTATCCGCTGTTTCCCGTCGTCAGCCTGGCATTCTGGCAATCCAGTGGGGTCAGTGGCTTGAACATTTACGAGCGCACTGGCTGCACCCCGGCCGCATGGGTGCAATCCCTGGCCATGAACACATCGTGGGCGGCAAATCTGCCGGCAAGCTGGGGCAATACCGTGGCGTTGGTTTTCAGCGTCGTGAGCGGAGGAGCCACCCTGACAAATGACCAGGCGGCCAATGTCTGCCTGAGTGTGGCCAATATCACCAAAAGCTCTTTCGCGATCGGTGCCGGATGGCAATATGGCGTCATCAAGCCCGGATTTTGGGTGACCGGCGCGCTGCAAAACGTCCCCATTCAATGCACCCTGGCCTGGAACAGCGCCAGCGGTGCGATCAGCCTGCCCACCTTCACGCAGACCCTCAGCATCCCGCCCACCTGATATCGGTCGAATCCGTCACCTCAGTCCCATGCGTTTCGCCCTGACCGATCTTCTTCAAAGCCCATGTCCAAACCTCTGGCATGCGCTGCTGGGCGTAGGTCAATGGGAAGGAACGCATGTGGTGGTACCAGACACCATTGCCGCCCCCATCCTGGCCACCTGCAATGAGCCACCCGCGGATCAGCCTGCCGACCCGTCACCATTCACCGCCCGCCTCCGTACCGAAGCGCAAAAGGCCCCCCTTCGGGCTATCTGCGCCCAATGCGAGCACCATCGGGATGGCCAATGCCAGGCCAGTAGCTGTTGCGGGGGGAGGATTCCGGTCGAAGTCCGTCTGAATCTGACCAGCACCGCCTGTCCGAAGGGTAATTGGCCGGCCACTTAATGGCCCGCTATTGCCACCTTAACCCCCCATTAAAAACCTCGTGGCGGGCCTCCAGCGAAGTCGGTTTTTACTGCAAAGCTTCTGAAACCTTTACCATTCTTTCCGAAACCGC